ACTCGGACTTGACGTACCTATACCTACATTAGTACCATTATCAAAAATCTGCGAATTGGTTAACCCTCCAGTTGCGTTTGACCACTTTGTTACAAAGTTTGTCGTTCCTGTTCCTGCTGCAATTCCTAACTCCGCAAAAGTCTTGTTCTTCCATAAACTTGTACTTGATTCATAAGCTAAAAGGTTATTGTTCGCCAACGTACCAATGGCTACATCGTGAATCTCATCAAGTTCAAAGCCGTTTTGTACTTTTACAAATATTACCCCCTGCGTTGCATGACTTCTTAAACAAAATCCAACTACCACCATGTGATTGGGTGCTGATGGCTTTGTTGTTGTCATTCCTCCAGCAACTGTCGGGCTTAAATATATCGTTGCACCTTCAGCAAATGCGGAGGTGTTTATGCCCTCAATATTCCCAAAGGTTGTGCAAAATGCTTTTTCTCCACCAGTTACGGTTTCCGCTATAATACCAAATGTTTTGCTGCTTGTACTCTCTGCGTTTGCCTGTGCTAATCTTACGGTCTTATTAATGCCATCACTTCCTGCTGTATAAACAACCGTTCCCTTTGTTAGCCCTGCATTGTCGGCACTCTTAACATAAACGATTGAACTTTGACCTAAACGGTAATTAATATTTCCGCCTTTTAAGCCAAATTCTAATGTTCCAAATGTATCGTTCCAAATTGTCTTAGCAACACCAACAGTTTGAGCCGTTGCCACATTATACTGAACCGCTCCAACGTCTAATCTATTGTCTAAAAGGTCTAATCCTGTGGACTTAATTTGTCCAATATTAACATTGTTCCTGATTATGTTAAAATCAAAGTTATCAAGTGTTCCCAGCTTTTTTGTCGCCACCGTTGCAGTGTTTCCCTCTTGTAACCAAGCTAAATCCTCAATGTCTTCTAATAAAGCATAAGTACCATCTTTTGCTGGCTTTATTAGCGTGAAATTGCCTTCCGTATCTTCTGCAACGTCTTGAATACTTCCATCGCTTGCAGTCCTTAAAAAAACGTCATCTGAATATAACCTGCTGATTCTAAAATCTTGTCTAAGACTTAAACTCTTTTGCCCATCGGCTAAGGTATTAATTTGAATATTTTTGTCAACAAACTTTAAATTAAGGTTGTCTCCATACTTCCTATTCATATCAATATCAACTTGATTAAGAATAGAATCGATGTCTAAATTAACATCCGATTCGTAAACTGGTAATTCTTCAATCGTATCAGCATTAACTCCCAATCCGATTGTTTTAATATTTGCCTGCTTTAATTTATAGTTGTATTCATAATTATGTATTCTGTGCTTTTCGCCATCAATATCTAATAAGTCTCCAAACTCAATATTGGCAATTACTGTACCTTGATAAAACTTTTGTCTTTGAGATAAAACACTTAAATAAGAATCAGCAATAAATTCTTCAATAGGTAAAGAATTGTACAGTGTTATTGGCTTTGTTGTTGATCCGTTAAAAAACAAAGAATCATAAGAAACTGGGAATGATGGATAACCCACGCCAAGTTTTATCGTTAAATCTCCACTTCTATCTTTTTGAGTTGATACTCCGAACTTTTTAGTAAAACCATTTAAGGAGTTATTGTTAATTTCCTCTGCTGTTATATCAATATAATCTATTTGAGTTGTTAAATCTAAAATTGTAGGAGCACCAACCAAAGGGCTAAAATCTTCATATTGCCTTTCTGGCATAAATACCCGAACATAAAGCTGATAAGATACATCTGTTGGAGGTTGATTGTATGGGAATGGCAAAAACTCCCCAAAGTTTGGAATTATATTACTATTTAAAATAGGTGTGGAAGTATCAAGATAAGGTACTTGTGGGATTGGTATTATCTCTTCAACACCATCTTTAAAATCTGCTGCATAAATAGGCGTATTTACTCCTGCTACTGCCCTATACCAAGTACCCTCGTTTGTTAAATAGTAAGTATTAAATCCTGTGCTTTGTACAGAAATAATCTGCAGCCTTAAGTTCTTAATGAATTTCCCTTTTGTGGATTTGAATTTAATCTTTAACTCTTGCTTTGTGCTTAAATCAAAAATACTTTTAAAAGGAAAATAAGTTGTTGCTGGACTTTGTACGTAAGAACTGTCAGGCAAATTACTCGGTTCAGTAAACCAAGTATTGCCTTTGTTTGTTAAATAGCCATTTGTAATTTCAAATAATAAAGGTGCAATACCTTCAAAAGTCCAACCTGTCGGATTATCAAAACCTGAATTTGGGTTTAAACTTCTTGATATGGATTTAGTCTTTTCAATCGTTACGCTCTTTTGGCTAAACATAAGCCCAAAATCGCCGCCTGCTATCCTTGTTACGCTTTCATCTGGTCTTGTGTATGTTGTGCTTGCTTGAAGAACTCCAGCATTACTATAAGTCCTTTTTACGCTATTTACTTTTGATATTTCCGCAATGTTTTTAATATCCCATCTTCCATCTGTAAACGTAAATTGTCCGTATTGCTGAATTATACTATTAATAACATCATAACAACTTAACCCCTCGAAGAATTTATCTTCTATAAACGATTCGTAATAGTATGGCTTGTTTAAATCTGCATCTCTTAAATCTACATTATCAACTACTGAATACCCAAAACTGTTAACGTATGGAATATTATTAATACATTCTATTATTACATCTAATAATTTCTTTCTTGTTCCTGATGGTAAAAAAGTTATGGTTTTTAAATTTACCAATCCGCATTCCGCACTTAAATTAACAGAATAAATCCCATCATTTAAATCTGAATCCGAACCTTCAAAAGGCACAATAATAGCATTGTATTGCAAAACAGTATTCTTGTAAACAACCGCTACCGCATCGCCATAATTTTGACCGGTAAAGTCCACCGCATGAAATGAAGCATTTGAAATGGCTTCAATACTGATAACTGAAGGAACAATTCCACCGAGATATTTCTCGCCAACGTCTTTATTGTACGTTCGTGTTAGTGGATTACCTCCTGCTATTAATTCTGTCGCTGTGCCTGCAAAACCTTCGACCCAAATTTCTACTTTGTAATCGTCTGCGTCAATATCTGAAAACTCAAAGAAATATTTTAATGCCTTAGCCATTTGCTCTATTTACGTTATTTAATACCCCTACTAATGTATTACCTTGAATCTCGAATTTTACGGTGTTGTTAAATCCTGATGGATTGAAGTTTGGTACAATATTTCTTGCTCCTGTTGAAGGATTAACAGAACTGTTAGAACTGTTACCTATTGCAGAACCTCCGCCCATTAATGCACCTCCTAAAGCTAATAAAGCTATACCAGTTCCTATTGACTTTGTTCCTTCTGCAGCACCAAATATTGAACCCGTTAAAATTCCTCCTGCTGCCAATATGGCTGTACCCATTTGCATAACCATTTGACCCATTGCTTTAAAAAATGAACTTAATACTTTCTTAAAGTCAAATTTAACATCTTTATCAAACATTGATTCAAAAAGTCCTGAAAAAGTATCGCCTAAAGTATTTGAAACAATAGTCATAACTCCTCTAAGTACATCTTTCATTTCAAGAAACTTTTTAATTATAGTAGCTTCCGCATCACTAATTCCATCTGTCCAATCTATCTTTAATTTCTCAAAAATTTTCTGATTACTTGGGAACTCTGGCAAATTTAATTCACTAAATCTTGACCTTAAATTATTCCAATTATTTAATAAAAAATCGCTTAATCCTCCAATCTCTTGACCTAAGTCGCTCTTTAATCCTGTAATATTTAATGATTGTTCTTCGCTAAAGTTTAAAGATATAGGATTTACTGCTGGCAAATCTTCTAAGCTTAAAATTTTCTCCATTTCTAAAGCATATTCTTTTTCTTTCTTTAGCCTTTCAGAAAACTGTTTATCCCTTTCCCTCATCTCATCGGAGTGCATTTTTTTAAATGCTTCAAGTCTTTTATAACCAGCATCTTTTATTTGCTTCTCTGTAATTCCTGTTTCAACTTTGCCGCCTGTTTTTCCTGTAAAATCAAGTAAGCCAGTCATGGAAGCATTAGCCTTTTTTACTTCTGCAACGAATTTTTGTATTCCTTCTCCAAAACCTATATTGTTAATTGCATCAGAACGCTTTACAAGTTCTTCTTGCAATTCCATTAAGCGATTGTTTGTCCATTCGTTACCGTTGATTATCCTTAAAAGTCTAACCATTGTCCGTTCAAAATTATAAAACTCTCTATTAAGAGTATGTAAATTTGTCTTTAGTGTAGAAAAGTTTTCACTTGCACCATAAGCAAGAGCAGCAATTAAAGCTATTACTGCTATGATTGGAAGATTAAGTGCTGCAATAGCAACACCTATTGTTTTAACTGCCGTTATTAATGCTCCTATTGCCACTAAAGTTGGTCCAATTGCAGCCACAAAAACTGAACCTATAATTATATTTTTCTTTGTTTCACTGTCTAATTTAGCAAACTCTTTCATAAAATTATTTACAAGAGTTATTCCTTTTGTAAATAATGGTAAAACAGTTGTTCCAAAAGTGTCTCCTATTTCTTTTAACGATTCTCCAAACATTCTCATTTGGTTTGCCGCACCTCCTCCAGTTCTTGCAAAATCACCTTGTGCATTTGTGGTGTTTGCCAATACATAATTATACCTAAGTAAAATCTTTTCAGCTTGTGTTAAATCTTCTGCATTTCCTTTGAATCCTTTTGATAAAGCATAAGCCTTTAAATTGGCTTCTGTCATTACTATCCCTAAAGTTTTAAGAGATTCTGTTTCGCCTGTGAATATGCCTTTTAATGCTGTATTTGCTTGCTCTATTCCTATATTTTTAAATGAAGCCAAATCTGCAGCTAAGCCTACTAAAGAAGTCGATAAACTTGCGGCTTGTTCTTGCGTTAGACCCATAGAAGTCGACATATCTCCATAAGTCGAAGCCATGTCCATTGCTGAACCTTTAGCGATACCGAATTGAGTTAATGATGTACTTGCAAATTCTTTTACCGCATCCGCTGATTTGCCAAAAGCAACTTCTACCTTATTAGTAGCTTCTTGTGAATCGGAAGCTAACTTAATCATTTGCTTACCAATCAAAAGCAAAGGTGTGGTAATCGCCAATGACATTGCCGAGCCTATGCTGGTCATTTTTTTACCAAACTCTTCAAATTTTTTGCTTGCTGAATTTAAACCATTGTTTAACTGATCAACATCAACGCCTATACTAACCTCTAAATCTGCCGCCATTATTTTAACATGTTTTTAAATAAATCAATACTTGCACTTTCATTATGTTGGATTCTACTATCTAAATTTAAAGGTTTAATCTTTTCTGGTGTTATTGGTTTGCATCCCATGCTTGTATTATTAATCATCGTCATTAATTCCCTTGTATGCACCCATTTTAATTCCTCTCTTCTGTTATAACCCTCTCTAAGCATAAAGAACTCGAACAAAGTAAGCTCAATTATTTCACTTCCTTTTAGTCCGAGTTCCCCGTAACAAAATAATAAAATGTCAAAGTGACTTTCTTTTATGCTTTCACCTTTGTTTTTTTTTGTTCAACTTTTGCGAAACCTGAAAATAAAGCCGTTGTCATAATAGCAATATTACTTTCGTTTAAAAGCCCTTCTACGTCAATTAACAGAAACGTCTCTTTTTGCGACAAAGTATATTCTTCCTTTTTGTAAACAGAATAATTAACTGCAGCAAAATAAATTAATGACATAAAATTTTTCATTAATTGAATCGTGTCCGTATTGTCTCGCAAAGATTCCTCAAACTGATTAAATGACAATTTTCTGTCTTCGCAAAAATCCATAATTGCCATCATACCAAATAGGCAAGTTAGTTTAACTTCTCCCTCGCTATTTTTGAACTCTACTAATCCCTTCATATTATGGTGCTACTGTTGAAATAGTCGGACTTCCTGTTGGAGTTAAATCGCAAGTAAATGTCGCGGCTTCATCCTGTCCAAATGTCAAAGGTACACTGGTCACAAAGCATGGCCATTGGTAAGTTGTATCTCCTGTGGTTGTGGTCTTAAACTTAACAGTTAACTGTGTACCATTAACCAAAGCATCTACCAGTTGATCCACTTGATTTGTGCCTGAAAAATTCACCATTCCACTAATCGAAATTGAACCTTCTTTTAATCCTGCAATTACTTCTCTCCAACCGTTTGAATCTTTGGTTGTAGTGTCTATCGGAGACATAGTGAAACTAATTTCACTTGAATCTGTATCCGTTATCAAGGTTTCTGTTCCACCTGAAACGGTGTAAACCTTCATGTCTTTTCCGTTAAATTTTCCGCTTGGCATTGTATTATATTATTTTTCAAAAAATTTATGTTGCAAAATTGCTACTGTCCTGTAATTCGTTTCACTATTACCATCATTAAACCCATCAAAACTACCACTTAATTCTAAACTGACAAAATTAAATATTGTACTTGTTAAATTAATTGTGTCTCTGCTTGGATTAACTATTGTTAAAACTGCGTTTAATATATCGTCCGCTTGTTTCCTGCCTCCGTACGTTGGTATAACCTCTGTGTTAACTTCAATATTTAACGTTGCAGTTCCTCCGAAATTGTCCTTTGTATTTTGGTCTTCTGTCTGAACGTATGAACCTAAAATTATAAATGGTCTTGGTGAATTTATCGGTGCTTCCATGTCGTAAACTTTTACAACGTTTCCCGAACTTGTTATGGAGTTCCCTATCGCTGTGACGTAAGCTTTCCGTAATTCATATCCTGCCCATTTCATAACTTCAAATCTTTAATAATCTTTTTTAAATCTGCTTTAAAAATTGGCACTTCACTTGCCCAGCTTGGAATCAAAAATGGTCTTGGTTTTAATTTCCCTTTGCCGTTAACAAAAAAACTCATCGCCATTTTATCAAAACCTTCCGGAACTTTCACAAACTGCCCTGTTCCAAACTCTACATAAGGTGCATAATCTTCTGTCGCTGAAATTCTGCCTATCAATCCGTTTTTATCAATTTTTGACTTAATGCTTTGTTTTAGTTTTCCTTTATCTACCGGAACGATTAAAACAGCTTTTAGTTGTATGTTTTGAGTAGCTTTAACAACTGCAAACTTAGTCCTTGTGGTTACTTGAGCGTCAAGGTTTCTTAGTTTTGCCTTTAGTGCCTGCATCCCCTTCACTGTTATCTCTGCCATGTGCTAAACCTTGTTTAATCCAAATTAATGCTATTTCCTCATCCACTTCTTTTTCTTCTCCCTGACCCACAAGACCATATTTCAATGAATCAATATTTTTCAGTGCTGTTACTTTCATTTTGTTGCAATTCTAAGTTTTAAAATCTTATTTCTATTTTCAACGTTTTCAACGAATAATATTCTGTAATCCTTAGAATTGTATCTAACCAGCATAGTATCGTTAATCGTTACTTCGTTCCTAATCCAAACATCAAACACTTCCTGAAATATCTGTATTCCTTGACCATCAATCTTAGCCCTGCCATTAGGTACTATTTTAGCCAATATTTCAAAAAACAAAGTTTTAGTGCTGGTATAACCTCCGCCACCGTCTGCCGTTGGTGTTACGGTATAGAATCCTATTTGGTCTCTAAGGTCTCCAAAGTTTAAAACTACATCAGCCATGAACTTCTATATTTTAAAGCCGATTCTCTCCAGTTGTTTGGGAGTAAATTGCTTGTCGTTAATGTTATGCCTGTTCTAAACTCGAAATCCTCTCCTACCTTCTTAATAACTATCATTTTAAGGTTATCAGTCAAACTTGCATAACCTGCTGTGTATGTCACCTTGATTGGATCCTTTGATGTTAACTTAACCTTTGGATTATTTCCACCTCCTACAGTAAAAGAAACCGATGCATTGTCCATATCAACGACTGTAATATTTCCCTGTAACGGTATAACTGGTAAGTTAAAATATTCATTTACGCTTTCGAATTGAGCCTCTACGCTCGTGGTTACTAATGCCTGTTTAATGTATAAACCAACTTCTTGCCTTGCTGATTCCAACAATATTGCTAACAGTGTATCATGAACCGAAGTACTTATGCCTAAGTAAGATTTAACCTCACTCAAAGTAATAAGTTCGTTGCCTGTTTCGGTTTGTGTACAACTATTTAATATTGTCCTTGTCATTTCGTTAGCTTTCTTTCTTTTGTGACTACTTTTTCTGCTTGGATAATATACCCTTCTTTAATTAGGTCATGTGCAGTGTAAGACTTTAAATTTACTTTGTCTCCTACCTTGTAACCGTTAAATTCTTTTTTTACTTCAAACATATTTTAAATTTTAAAAAAGGGAGGAAATTAATCCTCCCCTTGTGTTATGATCAAGCAGTTTCGAGTGCAGCTTTTGCGGTGCTAAATACACCTTTTACAATTACTGGCGTATCGTTTGCAGATACAAATTGTACCAATCTTTGCTCAACAAGAATAGTTTTCTTGTTTTGCGTAAAGTCGTTGCCATCCATGCCTATCTGAATTGAAAGACCTTCTCTGAACAATACGTTTGCCACTGAAGTGTCACCACCGATAAACTCTCCAGCAGTTACCGCTGTTGTTGCTATTACTCTCATGCCATAGATAACCATGTCACCAGCGAAATCTGTGTACTGCTTGTAAAGCGGCTCGTTTGAGCTTGACTTCAAAGTTTTCATTTTCGCTATCGTGCTCGGGTGTACAAACACCGCTGTTGGAATACCGTTAGCAATCTCAACCTGTAAAGCCATTGCGTTTAATACGTCAAACTCGTTGGCATTATCAACCGCCAAAGCCAAAGCACCTGCACTGAAAGTAGTTGCATAAGTCTTCAAACCTTTCAAATTATCACCTGTACCATCACCAGTCAATAGTTGGTTTTCAGTTACTACTGAAACTCTCTTTAACAAGTTGTTTTGAACGTATGAAGCCAACTGCCCAGCATCTGCCAACATCTCTGTTGTAACTTTACCGTAAACGGCAATTTTGCCCACTGGCATTGTTTTCTCTTTGTAAAGAACAGATAATTGCGTTTTGGTATCTCCTTCACCGATAAAGATTGGATTACCTTGAGCATCTTCTTCTTCAACCCAAAGTGCGTGCTTTGCTGTTGTTGAACCCACCGAAACGTTCGCCAAGTATCTTTCTTGTCTTTGTCTGATTACAGAAACAATACCTGTGTTTTGCGTAATCGTTTGGAAAGTAGAACCTGCTTCAATCGTATTGTTAAGCCCCATTGTAACTGCAGCTTTCAAATACAAAGGCTCTGTTTGCTTGCCATCGGATTTAACGATTCTGTCTATTGATTCTCTTTGCTCTTCAATAGAGTTTAAAATTGCTTGCTTAATAGAAACAACCTCTTTAGTCTTGCTTTCAGCATTGTTCTTCAATTTCAATTCCAAAGCATCTACTTGTTTTGCAATGGCATCCTTAAAACTGTCAAATTCTGCCTTGTCAGCCGACTTTTCAATCTTTGCAGCCAATTCCACCGCCTTAGCTTCAATCTTTGCACTGGCATCGTTTGTGGCATCTCCTTTGGCTTTCTCTACCAAACCTTTTACTTTTTCAAGCAATTCTGTTTTTGCTGAATTTAATTCTTCGCTCATTATAATTCTTTATTTAATTCTTTTAAAAATTTAACTATTGATTCATCTTTAGAAACCTCCACTGTTTCAAGCGATTCAGGTGCTGTTACGGTCTGAGTGCTTTTAATTGCTTCAATTTCTTCAAGTATAAAATTCTTTGTAAACTCTAACTGTAACTCCAATAATGGAAACATCTCATCTGTAAACGTTCCCTTTTTTAATGCTTTAGTTAGCTTTTGCATTCTTTCAAATGCTGTGATTATATTATTGTCAAAGTGGCTTTTGTACAACGACTTTAACTCTACTGTTGGTGTTTCTGGATTTGCACCCCAAACCACTGTAGAACCTTCGTACAATTTAGCTTCTGTTATTGAAGTATATTCTGTGCCATCTCCTGATTTCTTGGTTTCCCATTTGTCTTTTGGCACTGAAAACATTACTGAATGCTGGGAAACTAAACCTGCTTGATATAATTTTAAAATATCATTGCCATGCGTTGTATCTACTATCTTGGAAGTCATTTTTAAGCCAAATGAATCTTCTTCAAATTCGGGCTTGGATAAAACAAATTCGGGTGAAGGTCTGTGATTGCTTAAATGGAAAAGTTCATCTGTTCCGCTTTTGCCTCTGGCATTAATGGATCTGGTGTACGCTCCTTTCATTATCATGTCACCATCCAAGTCTATATTACCAAACTTAGACACATAGGCTACTACTGTCCGCCCTGATAAATCAAGAATATCGCCATTTATACCTTTACTTTTCATTTGTGCAAAAAAAAATATTTACACAAAAAACGACAAAAGGAATAGTTTAATTTGTGTAGCGATTCCTAAATAGCTATTTTTGTACTTTAAGTTTTACTAAAAGTATGACCCAAGAAGAAAGAGAAGATAAAACTGTGACATCCCAGCAGGTTGCTGATTACTTTGACATTGCCATTAATACGGCAAAACGTTACTGTAAGAATGCAAGGTTGCATTATGGAAAGAACCCAAAGGAAATGGTAACTCTTGGGCAAGTGAAAAGAAGTAATAAGTTGGAAAAATAGTTTTAATTGTTAAGGTAAATTTAATAACTACTGACTTTGTCGGTAGTTTTTTTGTGCATAAAAAAACGCTTAATTTAAAATTATTTTTAACAGAAGTCCTTTCAGTAGATTTTTAAGGTAATTCAAAACACTTGGTCTTTCAATTATTGCCTGTTCCTCTTCCGTTGGTGGTATTGGTATGTAATGAACGCTACACCTGCAATTAACAATATTCGAAGCACCTGCACCATGCTTAGGATCTGCTGGGTATTCCATGTATTCACCACCGACTAAAAACAATTCGTTCTTTGGAATTGCAGCTTTACCCATCATTGCTCCATGTTCTGGTCTTTCCCTGCCATCAAGTCGTGGAATCCAAATTTTGTTCTGCTTAAACGGTATCCCGTTCGATAATACTTTAGTTGACTTGCTATTGGCGTGCGTTGTTTCTGTTCGTGCTATTCGTAACGCTCGCATCTTTGAAATAGTGCCTTCTGTAACTTTCTTGATGTTTCGGGCTATCTGGTCTTTTGTTAGGTTTAACGCCAAGCCATCTTCAATTTCTTTTTTTATTAACGCCCGGGTGTAATCATTGATTTTTACAATATTTGCACCCAGCCCCATCTTTTTAGCTTCGTCTGCTGTCTGTGCAATTATTTCTTCACTCCTAAAACCGATATTAATATTTTCAATAGCATCTTTGTTCAATTTGCCTCCAACTTGCCTAATCATTATCCTAAGATTAGAAACTAATAAGCTGGTCATTGCCTGTGAATAAAACTCTTCATAAGCCCTTGCGATTGGCTCCGGATCTAAAAGCACATTTAAAGAAAATAAGGTATCCATTACGCCCCTCTGTTCGTAATATGGCATTACTCTTTCTGCTGATTCTTTTAAAGCATTGTAAAAGATTCTATAACCTTTCTTTTCTACCTTAATAAGTTCCCTTTGAATTGCCTTTGATAATAATACTTTATCCTGCTTGGTCATAGATTTAAATTAGAACCTTGTACCTGTGGCAAATCAAACATAATATCGTCAAGAATCTTTTTGCTACCACTTACTAAAATCTTGTCCGCATTTTCACCTGTATAGGCATCGTACTTGATTACATCTCTGATTTCATTAATAGTTACCGATTCTGTTTTCATCAACCTTTCAGCAACCTTAAAAAGTTCCTCATACATCTCTGGGAACTCTGTGTAATCAAAATCAATATAAAGGTCTTCGCCATAACTTGGACACAACCACGAATTTAATCCGTTCTTTAATGCTTCAAGTTCTGGTATTACGCCATCTGTTACGCTTGAAACTTTGCCCTGTTGCATTGTGTCGTAACTTGCCGATTCGTGGTCATTAAGAACCACCATTGAGTTTACGTGAAACAAACTGCACCAAGCTTTATCATCAACGCTCTTTGATGCAAGTATATTTAAATCGATTGGACTTAAACCAAGGTCAAGTGAACCCAAAGGTATAGAATTTAACGCTATCCCTCCATTTCCTGCTTCCTTAATAGTTTTCCTTAGCTTCTCGTTTGCGTTGCTCTCTTGGCTATCGCTCGGCATACTTATGGAACTAAGCTGGTCTGGTGTAAGATTTGGAAATACTATTTTCTTTGCACCCCTGTTCTGCATGGTTTCTGTTTCCGCATCCAATGCATCCGAAGATTTTTGCAATAACTTTCGGGCTGACTTAAATATCGAAGTGCCATCAAAACCGCCAGCAACTGGTGAAAAAGTTTTAATTACACAAACTTCTTCTGTCGCTATCTTATTAAGCGGTTGTCTCTTATCTGCATAGTTAGCTATTACTGTCGCTCCCTCTCCTGATTCAGAAATGATGTGCTGGGCAGGTAGTAAGTATATCTGCTGAAATCCTTTTGTCCTGACGCTATTCTCTACCCTTGAACCTTTTATAAAACATCTACCTACAAACTTTTTGTAAACTAAATATCCGTAAACGAACTCATCCCAATTTT